ATCATCGTTCGGTAATATTACCGCAGAAACAAAAGCTAATATGTACACTACAGTTGAAGGTAATTTATATACAAAAACGTTTGGTAATTCGTTTCATGATTCACAAGGTAATATTAGCGTAAAGACAGACGGCACATTAGATATTCATAGCTCAGGAGATATTAAAATGTCTTCGAAGGCTAGTATTGATATAGTAGCTGGTACCACATTTAAAATATCATCAGTTGGTGCAATGGATCTAAAAGGTGCAACCGTCGATTTAAATAAAACTGGAGTCACTGCTACAGCCAGAGGATTTGTTGATTACACTGATGATGAGACCGCTACATTTAAGCCAGATATTTCAGAGAATAACGATAACGATGTGCAGCTTGTAACACCATTGCATTCAGTAGTTGAACCAGATGGAGCAACATCATATTCAAGACAAACTGCAAGCGGAGTTACTATACCACGTAAAGATCAATCATCTTCAGCGGTAACATCTACAGTCACACCGCCGGCTAATGTGAATTCAGCAACTGATAACGTTCCTATTACAACAACGGCGGGTAGTGTAACATATCAAAATGCTGCAGCTACACGAAGACTAACATTAACATCAGCACTAGAGCAGATATTAGTATCAGCTGCTAATGCCACAGGATTAGATGTTATAATTTTCTCAGGTGGACAAAACTCAACAACAGGAACGGTTGGTTCACACAGACACGACGATGGTTATGCTGCAGATATTTGGTTATACAAAGACGGTAATCGGCTATCAATGGTTAATAATGTTGCTGATGCGTCTGCTTTTGCTTCGGCTGCTAAAGCTGCAGGTGCACTTTCAATTGGTGCTGGTTCAGGTTATATGGGTGGAGTTGGTATGCACGTGGATATTTCTCCAGGTAATACAGTTGCACTCGCATCCGCTAAATATTGGGGTTCAGGTGGTAGATCCGCTAATGCTCCATCATGGTTAAGAGGGATTATGGCATAGATGCTTTTACAGGTCACACAAAATGCTAAAAAATATCTTAAGAATGTAGGTAAACCAAATGTGTCTCTTGCTGTTAAAGGTGGGGGATGTTCTGGGTTTCAATATGAATGGGGAGTAACCGATAAAGAACCAACTGTAGAGAATCTTTGGTTAGATCCTATGGCCGAGATGTTTGTATTTGGTTGCACTGTTGATTATGTAGAAGAACTAGGAGGTTCATACCTCAAAGTGTTAAATCCTAATGCGGTTGCTCAATGTGGCTGCGGGGAAAGTTTCGGAGTATAATATGCCTAAAGCATGTAGAACAACAGATACTGTATCAGTACACGAATGTGGAGTAGTTCCTACTGCGGATAGCGCATCAGGTGATGTTTTCATTGAAAGCTTGGCTGCTCATAGGGCAACTGATTCGAATACTTCACATCCAGCCGTACCACCGGCTGCAGGCTGCACGCCGCACGTAACTACACTATCTTCTGGTTCTCCAGATGTATTTGTAAATGGTTTGGCACTTGCCAGAATAGGTGATGGATATGGCTGCGGAATCACATTAACTTCAGGGGCGAGCACAGTCTCCGCTAATTAAGGTATAAATAGAAGTATGACAACAGGCGTTTCAAATATTAGAGCTCGTACTAAACCGTACTCTGACTTCGATTTTGTTTTTCAGAAACATCCTATAACAGGAGATGTTCCTATTAAGCGCGATGTCGAAGCAGTTAAACAATCTGTACGCAATATTTTACTGACAAGGCGTGGAGAGAAGTTTTTCGATCCAGACTTTGGTGGTTCTTTAACAGAATTTCTTTTTGAGAACTTTGATCCAGTGGTTGAAGCAGAGATAGAACAACGTATCAGAGGTACTCTTGCAAACTACGAACCTAGAGTTAAGGTTTTAGGCCTAGAGATCGAAGACTTATCTCATCGTAATGCTTTAAGTTTAAATTTAGAGGTACAAATTTTGTCACCTGAAAATAACATAGTAAATATCGAATTCATTATTGAGAGGCTAAGATAAATGTCAGATACTAACCGCCTTAAGGTTTCAGAGATGGATTTTGATACCATCAAAGCAGACCTAAAATCATTCATGAAAGAGCAAACAACTTTCGAAGACTATAACTTTGAAGGTTCAGCACTAAGTTCGTTGCTTGATGTTATGTCATATGTAACACACTATAACGCAATCAATGCTAACTTTGCTATTAACGAAACATTCTTAGATTCTGCTAGATTGCGACCTTCGGTTGTATCGCATGCTAAGATGCTTGGTTATACTCCACGCTCTTCTTATCCAGCGGTTGCTTATCTTACTGTTGAAGTAAATAGTCCAACTGGAGTATTAGCTGAAGACGGATCTTACTTACCTTTAACAATGACAAAGGGTACAGTATTTACATCTACTATCGATGGAGTATCATATAAATTTGTTAATGATCAGACCGTAACAACTACAATTGACTCTGCTGGAAAATACATCTTTACTAATATTAAATTCCTACAGGGCTCATATAAAAGTACTGAGTACATATACGACTCTGCTTCGGCCGAAGCTTATGTAATACCATTTGACAATGCTGTTACATCAGAGCTTACAGTAAAGGTAAAAGCTTCTGATTCCAATGCGGCGACTGAAACCTTTTCATCTGCTGTTAACGTAACATCGGTCACATCAACATCAGTAGTATACTTCCTTGAAGAAAGCCGTACAGGTTTATTTGAGGTTAAGTTTGGCGATGGTGTACTTGGTAAGAAATTAGATAATGGAAACATTATTCAATTAGAAACATTGATTACAAATAATGACGCAGCTAACGGAGCGGCCGTTTTTGCGTTATCTGGTACAATTCAGGGTAATACTAACGTTACAATTACTGTTGTACAAAAGGCTGCCGGTGGTTCTGTTAAAGAAGATTTAGAATCAATTAAATTTAATGCACCACTATCGTTTGTTTCTCAGAATCGAGCTGTTACTCCTGATGACTATAAAACAATTATTCAGAATAACTATGCAAACATCGATGCCATTGCTGTATGGGGTGGAGAAGATAACGATCCACCTGATTACGGTAAAGTGTATATTTCTATTAAGCCTAAAGACTCAGAAGTACTTACTGCTAATGATAAAACATTAATTATTTCTCAGTATTTAAAGCCAAAAAACGTTGTTTCGATTACTCCTGAGATCATAGATCCTCAGTACACATACATTTATTTAGATGTATTCTTTAAATATAACCCGAACGTTACCGCATTATCAGCTGATGCTATTGCTGCCGTTTTGCGAGAAACAATTCGGACATATAACACTGACCAACTTAAAAGATTTGACGGTGTGTTTCGTTATTCAAACTTAACTAGCAAAATTGATGCTACTAGTGTTGCTGTCTTAAACTCTATTACTCGTGTTAAAATGAAGAAGCGTATTGTTCCTACAACAACTGCAGAAACAAAATATGATTTGACATATTCTTCTCCGATATTTAATACAAATTCTACAACTCAGATTATAACATCAACAGAGTTTGTGCACAATGGTAATACGGGTTGCACACTTCGAGATCGTGTAAACAATGAAGGCGTACGTCGTGTTCAGATTGTAAAGGGCACTGGAGCTACTGAAGTTATTGTCGAGAATAACGCTGGAACAATTACACCTACAGCAGGTAAAATATCTTTTACTGCAACAGTCGATTCCTTTACAGGAACATATATTGAGATTACTGCTACTCCAGATTCAAATGATATAGCACCAAAGCGAAATGAATTGCTAACAATACTTGTTGATGATTGTACAATTGTGGGTGAAGTCGATACAATGATAACCGGTGGTACTTCTGCTGGTGTTGCTTATACCACGACATCAAGGGAAGAGTAATGAAGAATAATTCAACTCAGGTAGACATTTCGTCGTTGATATCGGATTTAGTTCCTGAGCATATCAACCAGACGTATCCTGATTTTATAGAATTCCTTGAGCTATTTAATAAGTATATAGTATCTGAGAATCGGGCTGGTCATTATGTAAATCGTCTTGCTCAGCAACGTGATATTGACCTTGTTGAAGAAAAGTTTCTTACAAACCTACAGCAAGAATTAGGTATATCTGTACCTCGTACATTTGCCGCAGATCCTAGGTTATTTTATACCAGGCTTGTTCAGTTCTATCAGTCGCGTGGTACTCCGGATTCTATTACATCATTCTTTAATCTTTTGTTCAATGACGAAGTTGAAATTTACTTTCCTAAAGATGACCTATTTATTCCATCTGATAACCCTTGGACAGATTTCTCTGCAGATGTTTTAGCGAATACCGCATCGTATACTCCATCTTTTACATTTACAGTCTCAGGTGTCACTACAGTTATAGAAAATACTGATGACGCTGGCCAGCACTTGCGCTACGAAACACCTATTGTATTTGTCAATGGAACACTAAGCAACGCATGGACTTCAAGTACATACTATAGAACAATGTCCGCTGCCGAAGATCCAGATGATGAAGACGTGGTAACTCAAACTGTTGGATATAAATTAACGTTTTCTCCTGCCTTGGCAGATGGCGACGTTGTTAAAATATACCGATCAGGATCATCTGCTACATCAAGATCATTTGTTTCAGACGATAAGTTTATTCAAGACTCGTTTAAATACCAAAAGTTTTCATATATTCTTAAAACCGGTGCAAACGTTAATCAGTGGAAAAACGCTTTTAATCGTTTAGTTCACCCTGCTGGATTCATATTCTTCGGTGAGATTCTTCTCTTTATTGAGATACTTGAAAAGAACCGTGCTGGTACTGTTACACCATTTACACAGCCTGGCTTACAACTTGGCGCTGGTCTTCCAGTTCCGATTATTATAGCTCCAGTAGAGATCAATGCTCAAGCTATTGCAACTCGTACGGGACATGGTGTATTATCCTCACACTTAGGATTCACTGGCGATCTTGCCACTGTATACTTCACTGAGGGGATCATCAATGATAGAACTAGGCAGGCTAATAAAATCGGTCCTAAGCAATATCTCGAAGATCTAAAATTCTTACTACCAAATCCGAACTATAACTTCAGAAATTTCACTATTGCTGAGGGTATAAATAAAACAATAGATATAAACGCGACAGCAGAAATAACTATCTCATAGCTTCGTCCACCTAATAGGAGTCAAAATCAATGGCCGCCATTGTAACACAAAACTTTCGGTTGAGAGCTGCCAAGCAGTTTGTCGCCGATATTGAATTGGCCGCAAACAATTACTACTTGTTTGTTGGTCGGTCTGGAGCATGGGCGGATGACACCACCCCAGAAGTTCCTTTCGATAATACACACTCACACACTACTGACGTATGGCAGCATATGACGTCGATGAAGAAGTTAGTTAATACTGATTTCCAATTCGCGGCTCCTCGTTATCAGTGGATTTCAGGTACAACATACGCTGAGTATGATGACCGTGATACCACACTTGAATCTAAAAAGTTCTATGTGATCACCGACAACCTTCATGTTATGATTTGTTTAAAAGCAGGTCCTGGTGCATCTACTACTAACCCCGATAATACCGGTGTTAAAGTTGCAGGAGTCATCGATCATACTTCCTCAGATGGTTACATTTGGAAATATTTGTATACACTATCAACCACAGCTTCTACCAAGTTTTTAACATCGGCATTCATACCGATGGTTAACCTTACAGCAGATCCTGGTGCAGCTTCTGCTCAGGCCCTTCAAGACCAATTTGCTACTAAGTCTGCTGCAGTTGATGGAGCAATCTTTAATATTAAAGTTATTGCAGGTGGTACGGGTTACTCTGCGTCCGACACATTTACAGTTACTATTACAGGTGACGGTACTGGTGCGACTGTAGTTGATGCTAATGTAACAGTAGCTGGCGGAGTGATCACTAAGCTTCTTGTAAGTACTCCAGGTACTGGATACACTAAAAGTAAGGTAGTTATTACATCTGATGGTTCAGGTAGTGGAGCAACTGCTCGAGCAATAATCGGCCCGGTTGGTGGATTTGGAAATGATCCTCGAGTAGATCTTCGTGGACATTATATCACTATTAACCAATCTTTGACTGGCAATGAGAACGATACGTTTATCACTGGTAACGACTTCCGTCAATTAGGATTGATTCGTAATCCATATAACTTTGGTACAACAGTTGTTGCTTCTGCTGCATCGTTCAGCACATTAAAGACTTTAACTCTATCCGGACCACCGGCTGCTGGTGAGTTTTTAAACGACTCAATAATTGTAGGTAGTACCGCAGCTGCACCTGAAGGCATTATTGATGACTATGACTCAACTAACGGTATTGTTTATTATCATCAGAACGAGACGACTGGATTTACCGATTGGACTGTCACT